TTATGAAATCGCATAGAAAAAAGTTAAGTATGTCTATGTATAGACTTTCAAAACTATCTAATATAGATAAGAGTACTCTCTACAAGTACGAACGTGGAGAAATGTCGCCTAATGGAGTTCGATTGCTTACTATATGCTCTATATTACAGATAGATTACAGAAAACTAGGAAATTAAAAAACCGTCCACAAAGTAGACGGTTAAAGATTATTCTTTGTTTTGCTCTATATACTGATTGATAAACTTTTTTATCTCAGTAGTTGGCTTAGTTCCTTGAAGTTCACAAGCGTTGCGAAAAGCCTTTAAAACATCAGGTTTTAGGTCTAGTGAAAAGCGAACATACTTTTCCCTTAGATGCTTTTGTTGTGCTTTGTATTTACTATCTTCCATTGATTTTTTCCTCCTTATAGTATTCTATAAAACCGACAACCATAGCAATAAAAATGCTAAGCTTAAATGATACAATTGCCATAGCTTTTAGAACTCCTAAAATCGACATTAAAGTTTCCATAAGTACTTGACCTCCTTGCTATAAAATGTTATAATATAGCCATACCCTTACGGGTGGGGGTGATTTCTCACCCCTCTTAGGCTCTATTTACTTACTATTTTTGAGAGTTTTGAGAGCCATCTTAACTAGTAGAGCTTTTCCGAGAAGCCCTGCTAAGATATCTAAAATGTTGCCGATGTCTGTAAGGGCGTCGGCAATTGCATTAAAGAACTCATGCATCTCTCTCACCTCCTTACAATTATATTATATCATATACGGGCGTATATGTCAAGTGCTTTTTGAAAAAAATTAAAAAAATTTTAAAAGTGGCGTTTTCGCCACTTTTTTTGTTTTATAATATATTTAGCGGAGTAGATAAGAAGGTATCTCGCCAGTCTCATAAACTGGAGGACGTTGGTTCGAGTCCAACCTCTGCAATTGCGTCCATGGGAAGGACTGTCTCCTTGAAATAATAAAGCGTTTTGATATGCTATTCATTAGTTTGGATAGCATATTGAAATATCACAAAGGTGTGTTAATTTTGGAAGATATTAAGAATTTTATCTTAAGTATATTTGATGTATATTCTTTTAACTGGTCTAGTATGTGGGCAGTTGTTCTAAGTATATGTGGATTTCTTTTTGGTGGTGCTGATGGGCTACTTATAGCGTTAGTAATCTTTATGATTATAGACTATCTTACAGGATTATTGTATGGCATATACTCTAAGACGTTATCCTCTAAAAGAGGGTTACTTGGATTTCTAAAAAAGTTCTGTATTTTTCTAGTAGTTGCAGTTGCTCATACGTTGGATTTATATATCTTAAACGATAGTGAAATCTTAAGGAATGCTACTATAGGATTTTATATCGCTAACGATGGCATTTCAATCCTTGAAAATATTGCTAAATTGGGTATTCCATTACCGCAGAAATTAAAAGATGTATTAATTCAATTGAAAGATAATCAAAAATAGGAGTGTTTTTATGGAAATAAAAGAAATGTTATTAACTCATAATAGACCTAAAACAAAGAGGTCAAGAACTACTGCGATTGCAGTTCACTACGTTGGCAATGCTGGAAGTTCTGCAGTCGGAAATAGAAACTACTTCCAAACCACGAATACTTCTGTTAGTTTGCACTATATAGTCGGTTTAGAGGGCGAAATTATCCGTTGCATTCCAGAAGGTGAGGTATCATGGTGTACCAACCAAGCCAACAGTTACACGATTTCAATTGAATGTTGTCACCCTAATGCTGATGGTATCTTCAATGATAAGACTTACAAGAGCCTTGTCGAACTCTGTGCAGATATATGCAAACGTTGGAAGTTGAATCCCCTAAATGGAGGAATTATTCGCCACTTTGATGTCACTGGCAAGGTGTGTCCTAAAGGGTTCGTGGCTAAATCCAAGGGCGGTACAGATGATAATAATTGTACTAGATATCACAAATTTTTAAACGATGTCACACAGGCTATGGGACAAACTTCAAGTAATAGCGATAAAGATTATCTATACAAGGTTAAAGTATTAGATAACGCTTTAAATATCCGTGAAACTCCTAGTATTAATGGAAAAATTAAGGGAGTTATCAAAGATAATGGCACTTACAGAATAGTTGAAGAATATTACAACTCAACTGATGGCGTAACTTGGGGCAAGTTATACAGTGGTGCTGGTTGGATTTCTTTAGGTTCTAAGTACATCAAAAAAGTAGATGGTTCATAATGAATGAAAGACAGAAACGCTTTTGTGAGTTTTACGTTGGCGAATGTGTTGGTAATGTAGTGCAATCTGCTCTAAAAGCTGGATATTCCAATAGCTATGCTAATCACTTAGCGTATAAACTATTGGAAAATATTGAGGTTAAAAATTATATCAAAGAGTTATCGGCAAGTGATACCAATAAGCGTATCGCTACTGCTGAGGACGTCCAGGCTTTTTGGAGTTCAGTAATGAACGATAATACTCAAGAAATGAAGTCACGTTTTAGGGCTTCGGAACTATTAGCTAAAGTTCAAGGATTATTTAACAATGATTGGTAGGTACAAAATATGGCGGTGTATGGATTTAAGGAAAATCACTGTAAAGAGGAAGTTATATCGAGAACAGAAATTGAAACTAAGTATAAGGTTCAAAAAGGGTATGATACTCAAACCATGGAAAATGTCACAATCTACGTTGTGGCTAAAGATAACACAGAACATAGAATAGCATACATTCCAAATGCTGGAGTTACTAACTGTAATATTTCAATCACTGCTCCTGATAGTTATTCTACTTCCCAAGTATTTGAAAGCAAAGTTGTAATAGATACTGGAGCAATCTCTCCAACGGTCACAATGGGTTTGCGTGTGAATACTGATAATATCGATGGAATAATAAATATCAGTGGCACTGGTACTCTAGGAAGATTAATCTGCATAGGCGATAAACTTCCGTTGTTCCTGAGTTCTAATTCAGTGTATACTATAAAAATTTTATTTGACGGTTTTAGTATGTGTTATCAATGGAGCAGTTACAAGTATGCATAGTGATTTCTATAACTCTAAGGAATGGGAACAGTTTCGCAAGGTAGTAATCTTAGAACGTCTGCATGATGACGGATTAACCTATTGTGAATATTGCCACAAACCTATCTTAAAAGCCTATGATTGCATTGCCCATCATAAAGTAGCTTTAACGGATTTCAATGTTCATGATGTGAATATATCCTTAAATCCTGATAACATTATGTTGGTTCACCATAGATGTCACAACAGAATACATAATAAACTGGGAAATAAGTCTAGGAATGTGTATATCGTGTATGGTTCGCCCTGCAGTGGCAAAAGCACATATGTGCGTGATAATATCCTTAATGGCGATTTAGTCGTGGATATAGATAAACTATGGCAGTGTATCAGTGGTATGGAAATGTATGTCAAACCTAATCAATTAAAAGATAATGTTTTCGCAGTTAGAAATTTGTTAATTGATAATATTAAATTTAGAGTGGGTAACTGGAACAATGCCTACGTTGTGGGTGGTTATCCGCTAATAGGTGAGAGAGAAAGGTTGGCAAGTCAACTAGGTGCAAGGCTTATCTGCATTGATACGAGCAAAGAGGAATGCATATCAAGGCTTGAGTGCAATCCAGCAGGTAGAAATATATCTGAGTGGCGAAAGTACATCGAAGATTGGTGGGAAAAATTTCAGAGATAGTCCCCCCTAGGTCGCTCAAATTTGAGTCGTCTGGGAAACTGTTCGATGGGGGTACTTTTCGCAGAACGTCAAAAAATGAGATTTTAGGGTTTGAAATTGAGGGAAATTTATGGAAAGAAAAGCACAACTAATGAAGTTACTTGAAAACAATCCAAATAAAGATACTCTTGGATTTTTGGTTGATGACATTGTCTTTTTAGAGGATAAACTTAACGCTTTGAAGCAACTTCCTTTCATTAGAGTTCACCCTGATAACCCAGAGCGACAGAAACCTACTCCAGCTTGTCGACAATACAAAGAACTCTTACAGCAGTATAACAACTGTTTGAAGATTCTACTTCATGCAACTAACTCAACCGATGAACAAGCCGACAGTCCTTTGAGAATTTGGGTTAAAAATCAACTTGGAAGATATTAAAAATTGTCCGTCTAGGCGGAAAGGAGCTAAATTATGGAATATCATACACCAAAGATACTAGATAAAATACCTATGCCATCAGTTACTCCTCCAAAGGATAACAGTTTAGAAAAGGATATTGAAACAGCTAAAAGAAACTACATCAAGATGTTTAATGACTTAGTCGCTGATGAGGAGCTAACTGCTGAAAAAATCAAGAATATTAATCAAATGATTAGTATTATCTTAGCTTTTTAGGTGATATTGTGTTAATTAAAGGAAGAAAAGTATATAATCCTGATAATTCTTATCTTTTGGAGTATCATGCAAGGATTGAAACTGGCGAAATTATAGTCGGTCAAGAACTTTGGCAAGAGCTTGAAAATCTTAGGGAAGATTTTTATCTTTTGTCTAAATCTGCTTGTATTAAATCTACTATATACTGCGATAGTGATTTGTCTAAATCTTTTGCCCTATCTTTTGCCAAATCTTTTAGAACTTTATCGCATATAATATTCATTTGTGCATAGTGTTCTTTTTTGTAATTATTTTTATATTCGTTATTATTCATAAAAATATCTCCTTAAATTTATTTATTATTACTATTGATTTATCTTATATAAGATGATATAATAGTAACTGTAATAAGCACACAAAATATTTTTAATCTTACCATCGAACTACACACGTTTGTGTGTGGGGGTAGTGGAATGTAAATTGGCTATACACACAAGATAGTGAAGAAGAAGTTTGGCAAATTTTTAATCTTACCTTAGTGGAATGTGTGCTTATTACGTTATTATAACATAAAAAGGAGTTGAATGGCAAATGGTTATTGATATCAGCGATGAACTAGAAGTCATTAGGCTACTACATATGCTACCAAAAGAATACATTTGGTGTGAAATCGGAAGATTAAAAGTAATAGTTGAAAGGTTATCATAAGATAACCTTTTTTTTATTGAAAGACTGTTGAAACTCATGGGTTAAGAGCAATCCAACGTTGGGAGTTATCAAGAAATGGGATTATCTTGACGAACAGATTGACATAGCTAAAACCTCCAAAGCAGATAGAATTTTTGTGTTGTCTAAAGATTTTAATATCAAGCAGAACGGCGTTGAAAGTTGGCTCAACTTAGAGGATTACGACTATCAAGCAGTATATAGTTTAGAAGATTTCAACGGATATGTGTGTTTAGGTCACGTTGATTTGTCGGAAACTACTGATTTAACGTGTGCTAAAATTCTAATGATGAAACCTAACGATAATACTAAGTATATTCATACTATGTATTTTATTCCAGAATTGAAACTGGAAAACAGTGATGACTATCACGCAGGAGCTAAGTACAAAGAATGGGCAGAAAAAGGATTGATAACTATCACAGAGGGCAACGATATTGATTTATCTGTGGTTGCTGATTGGTTCTATAAAATATATCAAGACTATGGCATAAAACTTTGGAAGTGTGGCTATGACCAGCGTTTCAGTAAAGACTGGATAAAAAGAATGGAAGTCTATAATTGGACTAAAGAAAACGAAAGTCTAATTTTAATTAATCAAAATGCTGAGGTTTTATCCAATGCTATGAAACTCTGCGAGGCTGATTTTAAACATCAACTCATAAACTATAATGAAAACGAGGTTGACAAGTGGTGTTTGAGAAATGCGTCCATTAAGGTGAATGATAAAGGTCAATGTTTATGCGTGAAATCAGAAAAGACTAAAAGAATTGACGGTGCTGTGACGCTCATCAATTTATACGAAATGTACAGACGTTACAGAACAGAGTACAAAATGATTATAAATAATAACTTTGATTAGGAGTGATAAAAATTGAGTTTATTCGATATTTTTAAAAAGAAACCACCTAAGAACACTAAATATGCGAATATGCTTAACGGATACACTCCGATATTTAGTCAATTTGGTGATAATATCTACGCTAGTGACGTAGTTCAACAGGCAATATATTGCATAGTCACAGAAATCAAGAAGTTAAGTCCGCAATATGTTAAGTTAAACGGTAGTGATGTTACTTCCATGAACTCAGGTCTTCAGGCAGTTTTAGAAAATCCTAACCCATTGATGACTAAATCCGACTTTTTGGAAAAAATCATGTGGCAGTTATATTTTAACTACAATAGTTTTATCATGCCAACATACTATACTTGGACGGATAGCAATGGCACGGAAAAGCGTTCCTATACTGGATTATATCCAATACAACCCACATTTGTGGAGTTTATTCAAGATGTATCGGAAACACTCTACATAAGGCTAAAGTTTGCGAATAACTATGAAACTACTATTCCATATAGTGAGATTATTCACATAAGGTCGCATTTCAGTGTAAACGAGTTCTTAGGTGGCAATAAACAAGGTCAACCTGATAATCTTGCTTTACTTAAAACCTTACAACTCAACTCCGATTTGTTAAACGGTGTTGCATATGCTATGAAATCAAGTTACGCAATAAATGGCGTAGTAAGATATAATTCGTTAATGGATGGGGGAAAGATGGAGGCTAATCTTAGGGAGTTAGAAAGAAAGCTATCCAACTCAGAGAATGGCTTTTTGCCTTTGGATTTATCTGCTGATTTTACTCCACTAGAAAGAAAAATCGAACTTGTAGACCCTGATACCCTTGAGTTTATTGACAGTAAGATACTTCGCCATTTTGGTGTACCTTTGTGCATTTTGGTGGGTGACTATACCAAAGAACAGTATGAGGCTTTTTACCAAAAGACGTTAGAACCTATCATAATATCGCTATCGGAAGCGTTTACTAAAACTTTGCTAACTACTAGGGAATATCAGTTCGGACATAGAATTAAGTTTTTCCCTCGTGATTTAGTATTCATGACGGTGTCGGAAAAATTGGAAATGATTAGATTACTGGGCGACAGTGGTACTCTATTTGAAAACGAAAAGCGTGTAGCTCTAGGGTTGAAACCACTTTCAGAGCTTGAGGGTATTCGTATGCAATCGCTAAACTATGTAAATACAGAAATCGCCAATAAGGTACAACTCGGAGGTGAAAATAATCAAAATGAAGAATAAACTAGAACAAAGAAGTTTTTTCTGCGAGGTTAGAGCTGAAAAGAATGAGGAAAACGGTGCATTTATTATGGGTAGACCTATCGTTTACAATAGCTCCTATGATAATGGGTGCTTTCTCGAAACTATACGAAGTGGTGCTTTAGATGATACTGACCTTAAAGACGTTCGTTTTTTGGTCAACCACGATTTAAGTAAAATCCCGTTGGCACGTTCAAGGCGAAATAATAAAAACAGCACTATGCAATTATCTGTTGATAAAGACGGATTATCTATCAGGGCTAATCTGGACGTTGAACACAATAAGGACGCAGAAGCTCTATATTCTGCCGTTAGTCGTGAAGATATAAGTGGTATGTCCTTTATGTTTTCGATAGACGCTGAAGAATGGAGCGATTTAGATAGTGATAAGCCCACAAGAACCATAACAAAGATTGGTACAGTAATTGAAGTATCAGCAGTTACGCTTCCAGCGTATGAAGATACTGAAATAAATATTGCTAGAAACTCGCAAGCGTTGGAAAATGCTCGTGCTACGTTGGAAAATGTAAGGAAGTCTAGCAAAAAATCAGTGGATACTGATGAATTAGAACTCTTAAAATTAAAAATTAAACTATTATAGGAGGAAATTTCAATGAGAAAGAAAATTCTTGAAAAAAGATTAGCTAAGCTAAGAAATAAAATCGCAGATTTAAAGGCTAGAGCCTTAAAGTCTGAGGATATTAACGAAGTTAGAAGTATCAATGACAAGATTGACGAAATTAAAGAACAGATTGACGACATTCAAGAGGAATTAGATGCATTAAAAGATGATGAGGGTTCTGATGACTCTAACAGTAGTGAGGGTGATGGAGAAGCTCAAAGACAAAATATTTCTAATGGTGCAGAAATGCGTGGAGGTAATCCTTTAGCTACATATGGACAAAATCAAGTACCTATGCAAAATGTAAGAGAGAAACCTTACAGTTCTATGGAATACCGTCAAGCCTTTATGGAGTATGTTCAAAAGGGTACTCCAATTTCCAAAGATATTCTTACTCGTGCTGGTGGCGATACTGGTACTACCCTAGTAGATGAGCTAGGTGCAATCGTTCCAGTAACCATCATGGACGAGTTTATTAAAGAAGTCTCTAAAGTGTATGGACAAGTCTATGCTAAGGTTAGAAAGACGAACATCAAAGGTGGAGTTAAGTTCCCAATATCTGATTTAAAAGCTGAATTTAGATGGATTTCCGAAACTACAGTATCACCTAATCAAAAGGCTGGTGATATTAAAGAGTATATTGAGTTTAGTGCGAACGTTGGTGAAATCCGTGTAGCAGTTTCTTTACTTGCTGAAGTTCTAACCCTTGATATCTTTGAGGGTGAAGTTGCTAGAATTATGACAGAGGCTTATATCAAGGAAATGGATAATTGTATCCTTGCAGGTACTGGAGTAGGTCAACCTTTAGGTATCACGGTAGACCCTAGAGTTACCAACGAAGTAACATTTACTACTGCTGAAATTTCCGATTGGAAACAGTGGAGAAAGAAACTCTTTGCACAAATACCATTGTCCAAAAGGGGCAAGGGAGAATTTTTGTTCACATCTGCGACACTTGAGAGTTGTCTATTAACTATGTGTGATGCTAACAATAGACCTCTGTTCAAGGAAGCTCCTCCAGAGATTGCTTTTGGTGAAAGTGGTATAGCAGGACGTTTTTACGGAAGAGATACTACTCTAGTTGAACCTGATGTCATCAAGGATTTTGATACTGCAGCTAGTGGTGATGTAATTGGTATCTATTGGGTGCCTAATGATTACGCTATCAATACTAATATGGCTTTTGGCATTAAGCGTTATTTTGATGATGATACTAATAAATGGATTAACAAAGGCTTAACTATCGTAGATGGTAAAATCTTAGACACTAGTGGTTGTTATATAATTAAGAAAGCGTAGGTGCTAGTTATGAGTATCGAACAAGATAACATTTTGCAACTAAAAAAGTTATGTGCTAAAACCATTGGCGGTACTGCTACCGCTGATGATGTTCAAGGCTCTACTATTGCCGAGGTTATTAATCAAATTACGGAGAACTTCAACGGAACTACTCCACAAACGTTAGGAACTTTAACAGTAACATCTGTTGAGGGTTCAACCAATGGAACTACAAAAATTACAGTAACACCATCAAAAGGCGAATATAGCGAATATCGTTATAAGGTTTCAAGTAGTGCAATTACTGTAAATAGAAATGACGATTTATCTTCTTGGACTGCTTGGGACGGTTCTAGTGAAATCGTGGCTACTAATGGATATAAAATCTATGTATCCGAAGTTGATGATGAATGTAAAGCTCTAAAGTGTGGAAGTGCTACAATAGTATCTAAAGTGAGTGTCCTTGAACCTTTGATAGTAACCTCTATAGCGGGTGCTAACATTGGAACTACTTCAGTATCGGTATCGCCTAGTTTAACACAAAGTAATTATTACCTATATAGTGTTACCGACAGTGATACATCACTACCAAGTTATGATGAAAAAATCACGGATATGGACGCTTGGAAATTTTGGGACGGCTCTAACGATATCACTGCTAATACTGGTCAAATCCTAAGAATTATCGAAGTGACTGGAAACGGTGGCGACTTAGCTAAAAAAGGCGGTTACGTTACTGTAACTAGTCATGAATAGTAAGGAGTGATTACATTGACAGAGGACGAACTATTACAATCTGTTAAGATGGCTCTCAATATTACTGGTACATATCAAGATAATACTTTAAAAATGTATATCAATGATGTAAAGTACTACATGGCTGACGCTGGTGTTCGTGGAGATATCATAAATAGTGAAGCCTCTGTTGGTGTTATCGCTAGGGGTGTATCGGATTTATGGAACTACGGAAACGGTAGTACTACTTTTAGTGAATACTTCTATCAAAGAGTTATCCAATTAGTGGCAAGGACGGTGGTAGAAAGTGAATAGATATACTCCAAACAATCCGTTTAACGTACCTATGTACTTGCTAGTTCCTACAACCGTGACTGTCAAAGGCTCAACTAAAAAGATGTACTCAAGCGAGAGGAAGCTAATCTATTGTAGTTTTAGAACTTTCGGTGGTACTGAAATTAAATCTAATGATGTTCTGAGCATCGAAGATACGGCGGTTATTGAGACATGGTATCGCCCAGACATTAAATCAGATTGTCGTTTGCAGTCTATAGATGGCACTAACTACGAGATTTTAGGTACTCCTGAGAATATTTATCAGCAAAACCAATTTTTAAAATTTAAAATTAGAGCTATTAAGGGTGGTGCGTGATGCCTAAGAATAAATTAACCTTGAACTTCAAAGCTTTTGAAGAGTATGCCTCGAAATTAGATGAATTAGGAGGCACTAAACTTTTAATGCAGGGCGTTGAAGCTGGGTTAAAAGCCTCTAAACAGTATGTCAATCAGGAGATTAAAAAAGCTATGGTTAAATCAAATCTGCCTGCACAGGGTCAATATAGTCATGGCGATACTGAAAAATCTATTGATAACAATTTTCAAGTTGAATGGCAAGGACTTACTGGTTGGATTGAAGTCGGTTTTGATTTTTCTAAGTCTGGATTAGTTTCTATCGTATTAATGTATGGCAGAAAAGAAATCAATGGAACTCCTAGGATTGAACCAGTTAAGGGTTTGAAAGAGGCTGTCTATAGCACTAAAACGAAAAATAAAATCGGAAAATTACAACAAGAGGCAATTGATAAGGTAATTGAGAGGTATCTAAATGGAAGTTGAAGATTTATTAATAGAAACTCTTGCAACGTTTGGATATCCAGTGCGATTGCAAGGCTCATTGCTTGAAGATGAACCATATCCAAATCACTTTTTTACTTTTTGGAACGATAGTTCAACATCTCAAGCGTTTTATGATAATAACGAAAATGCTATAATCTATGACTATAGTGTTAATTTTTACAGTGTGGATAGCTCAATGGTTTATTCTGTGCTGCGTGAGGCTAAATCTAAACTTAAACAAGTTGGATTTATAGTCAATGGTGATGGTCATTCAATAGCCAGTGATGAACCTTCTCACGATGGACGTGGAATAGACGTTATTTATATGAAATATCCAAAATAGAAAGGAAGTTTTTTTATGTCTGATTATACTTTTGACCATCAAGGCGAGGCTTTTGAATTTAGAGGTATCGAGGGTTTAGTATATGCTGAAGTTCTCTCCGATACCAAAGATGGCTATAAAACTGGTACAGTTAAGCCATTATGTCCAGTAGCTGAAATCGGAAGAACTACCGAAAACAGTAGCGAGGCTCATTACTATGATAACCAACCTATGATAGTTGTCACCGCAGTAGGTAGCGATGAGTTGACTATAACTATATCAGTTCCAGACCTTAAAACCTATGCAGAAATCACTGGACAATACTTTGATGCCGATATTGGAGCTTTAGTCGAGGGCATTAGAACTGACAAATATTTTGCGATAGGTTATCAAACCCAAGATACTATGGGCAAAAAACGTTATGTTTGGAGATTTAAAGGTAAGTTCTCAATCCCTGATGAAACTCACGCAACTGAGGACGATAGCACAGATACTAACAACATAGAATTAACATACACAGGTATTAATACTACTTACAAATTCAAGAAGTATAAGAAATCTGCTAGGGCGTTAATCTGTGATGAACGTTATCAAGCAATAGATTATGATACTTTCTTTGATAAGGTTAATACTCCTGATACTTTGGTCGGCAAAGGTGCAAGTAGCACTTCTGCACCACAAATATTCCCAACTAATACATACTTTGATGGTATTGCTAGAATATCTATGATTTGTAACACTCCTAATTCAGTTATTTACTACACCACTGATGGCAGTGAACCAACCACATCAAGTACTCAATACACTGAGCCATTTAATATTACTACTAGTACAACCATTAAGGCATTTGCTATTGCTAACGCTCTAGCAGATAGTTTAGTTACGACTAGCGAATTTATCAACTTACAAGAAATCGAGGAGGATAAATCATAATGGAATTAAAGTTGAATATCTATGCTAATGATGGTAAAACCATTGAAAAAACTTACGTTGCCAAAGATTATAATGTATCTTTTGGTGTGATTAGAAAGTTTATGAAACTCATGAACATAGATAAACTTGAAAATAAAACAGAAGTTTTAAGTCTTGTAATGGGTGCTTGGGAGCAGTTTGAAGTCGTTTTAAGTGGTTTCTTCCCAGATGTTCAAGAAGAAGAATGGGATAGAGTATCGCTTGAGGAAATAGTCGACCTAGTTATGAATATCGCCATGAACATAGTATCTAAGATTGCTAAAATTCCTATTCAAAAAAAAATGGGACTTCCAGCAACAAAGTAAAAATTTCATTTGATGAATTACTATTCATGTTAGAGTATAATCTATGCAAGGAATTTCCATCATTGACCCCTCTATCTATCGAAAAAGAGGGGTTTTATGACATCATTGATTTATACACAGACCTAAGAGGTTTACAAATCCGAGAAGAAACTGCAACAGAAAAGAATACAAAAAAAATTAAGGGTAAAAGATTGGTTCGTCGTCCTGCTAGTGACAACTGGTTCTAAACCTGAAAGGAGTTGATTTATTTGGCTGAAAAGACTACTACCCGTTTTGGTGTGGATATCACTGACCTTAAGAAAGGTATGCAGGAAGCTACTCAAATTATTAAGCTAACTAACTCTGAGTTTAAGAACGCAACTGCTGGTATGGACAATTGGAGCAAGTCTGCCGATGGATTGTCTGCTAAGGTTAAACAACTATCCACGATTGAACAACAAGAACAAAAGAAACTTGAAATCTTACAAGAAGAATATCGCAGAGTAGTTGAAGCTCAAGGAGAAAATTCCGTTGGTGCTAGAACTCTTGCTACTGAGATAAATAATCAATCTGCTAAAATCAAAGAAGTTCAAAAAGAGTTAAAGGACTATACGGATAAACTCAATGATTTAACTACTGAAACTGTTGATACACGCTCAAATCTTGAAAAATTAGAAGATACGATTTCTGACCAAGAGAATCAGCTTAAAAATCTTGAAAGAGAGTATCAAAATGCAGTTATTACTTTTGGTGAAAACTCTCAAGAGGCTAAAAATTTACAACAATCTTATAATGACCTTTCAAAGGCATTAGAAGAAAATCAAAATTCGATTGTAGAAGTTCTTACTGATGAGGAAAAATTAGAAAAGGCAAAAAAAGAACTCAAGGAAAAAACGGAGAATTTGACAGGAAGCACACAAGGTCTAAGCGATGGTTATACTGTCGCAAAGGACATTATTGCTGATTTTATCAAAGATGGTATTCAATGGGCAATAGATAAGTTTAAAGAGTTAATATCTGCACAAGATGAAGCTATGAAATCATTTCAAGCACAGACTAGCACTTCTACTGAAGATATGTCTGCCTTTAATGATGAAATGCAAGAACTCTACAAACAAGGCTATGGGGAAAGCTTAACTGATATAGCTAATGCTATGGCTCAGGTTAAGCAGACGACTAACGAAACAGACCCATCTAAACTTAATGATATGACTAAAAATGCCATGCTCCTAGGTGAAACATACGAATTTGATGTTGCTGAAAGTCTTAGAGCGGTCAATATGCTTACAGACCAATTTGGAGTAACCTCTCAAGAGGCGTATAATTTAATAATTCAAGGTTGTCAAAATGGATTGAATAAAAATGGTGACTTACTAGATGTTATCAATGAATATTCTGTACATTATGCTCAGATGGGCAATACTGCTGATGAGTTTTTTAACTCACTCTTAAACGGCACAGAGGCTGGAGCATTTAGCGTTGATAAACTTGGTGATGGTTACAAAGAGTTTGGTATTAGAACTCGTGAAGTTAATGATGATGTTAAAAATGCTTATGCAAGTCTAGGATTAATCACGGTTGACAACTCCGAAAGGGTTGACGAACTCACGGAAACCATATCCGACCAAGAAAGTAAAATTGATGATTTAACCTACTCTTTGGAAAAAGCTAAGTACGAACAATCACAATTTACTGATGAAACTGATGAGTTCAAAAAGAAAGACATGGCTAGAAATATCGCCAAATATGAAAGTGAGCTTTCCGAACTTCAAACATCATTGAATGATAATAAAAACACCTTAAAAGACTTACAGAGTGCAACTTCTAATACTTCTATGACTTATGAAGATTTTTTATCTATGATGAACGCAGGTGGAGAGCAGTCTAAACAAGCTACTCAAATGATTTTCGATGCACTAGACAATTTAGATGATGAAACTCAAAAAAACACTATCGGAGTAGCACTTTTCGGAACAATGTGGGAAGACAGTGGCGAAAAAGCGATTCAATCTATGTTTAATATGACTGGTGAAATTAATAAAACTAATGATGCTATGTCACAAATTGAAGATTTAAAACTATCCGATGTTAATTCTCAATTGCAAGTTTTAGGTCGCACTGCTGAAACGGAAATAATTATGCCACTTATAAATGTATTTCTTCCATATATTAAGAGTGGAATATCTTGGATTAGTGAAAATATGCAGATAATCACGGATTGGATACAGAACACTTTAGTTCCAATTTTACAAAGTGCAATAGTTTGGATACAAGATAATCTATTTCCAGTAATTCAAGCAGTTTTTATTTGGATAATAGACAATAAAGATACACTTATAGCTACTTTAGTAGCAATTGGAACAGGTTTCCTTGCTTTCAATATAGTTACAATGATACAGAATGTTATTGCTGTTTTTACTGCATTAGCTACTGTTATTCAGCTAGTAGGTGCTAAACAGTTAGTAACTAATGCTATTATGAATGCAAATCCAATTGGAATACTCATTGCTCTAATCACTGGATTAATCGCTTACTTTGTGCATTTATACAATACAAGCGATGAATTTCGCCTGATGTTAGATTGGCTCTGGGAAAAGATTAAAGAGATATCAGGAAATGTTAAAGACAAAGTTAAGGAAATTTGGGATTTCTTTGTAGGTTTTGGAGAATATCTATATGATTGGATACACGTTACTATTCCTAGCAAATTATCTGAATTATGGGGCAACATTGCTGAATTTATCAGTGATGTAATTGGTAAATTTACTTCTATGAAAGATGATATTTTTACTGCTGGTCAAAACTTAGTAGAAGGACTTTGGAATGGTATAGGCGATAAATTTAATTGGATAACTGGAAAAATTCAAGAGTTTACTGGTGGTATCTTAGATGGTATTAAGGATTTCTTTGGAATACATTCGCCATCGAAACTATTTGAAACTGATATCGGATATAATCTAGTATACGGCTTAGCGAATGGTATTACAAAAAAGACCAGTACGGCAGTTAAATCTATGACCGACTTAGCAAAAGCTACAGTATCGCCATTTAACGATTTACAAACTAACATTGGAGTTGCTAAGAATAATCTATCAAGTGGGTTATCTTCTAGTGGTGGTAACTCTGGAAGTGGTTCAACTGGTGGAGGTACTACTTTGAACTTCTATCAAACGAATACCAGTCCAAAATCTCTAAGTAGATTGGAAATCTATCGACAAACTAAAAATCAATTGAACTTCGCAAAGGCGGTGATTTAATGCTCAGATGTTGGGTGGAAACTGAAAACGGTCAAAAGTTAGAACTCACGCAAAATAGCGAATACGATGTCATCAACATAGAGGGATTGAATCCAGTAGGTGCGACTATCAACACCCATAAAATAGGTGTATCAGATGGCGAACACTATAACTCTAGTTACGTCAATATGCGAAATATAGTGCTTTACATAGTGCCTAGATATCGCAGTAATGATATTGAAACTAACAGATTATTTCTTTATCGATATTTTAGACCTAAACACAAAGTTAGACTATACTTCAAACACGATAGCCGTGATGTGTTTATTGATGGCTATGTAGAAACGGTTGAAATATCGCTATATAGTCAATTAGAGCAGTTTCAAATATCCGTGATATGTCCACAACCATATTTTTTGGATATCTCAACGGCTCAAGGGAATTTTACTCAAATTGAAAACCTCTTTGAATTTCCATTTTTAATCGAACAAGAGGGCATTGAGTTCTCAAGGTTTGGTCAAATCGATGATATCTATATTATCAATAATGGTGAGGTCGAAACTGGAGTTATCATAAGTTTGTATGCCTTTGGCTCTGTTAGTGGGATAGAATTATATCTTAATGATACTCAATATTTCAAACTAGGCGATTTATCTCTTGAAATTGGTGATACTTTAACTATCAATACTAACAAAGGCGAAAAATCTGTGACGTTGCTTAGAAACGGAGTTAAAATCAACTGTATTAACTATGTATCTAAAGGTTCTACATGGTTTACGCTTGATATCGGTGAAAATAAGATATCTAAGATAATTGGCAGTGGAATGGAAAGCGTTAATATCGATATTAATTACTATATAAAGTACATAGGAGTGTGATTTATGACTGATATTTATATCTTAAATACAGACTATCAAGTTATTGGTATAGTCGATAATTATAGTTCTGCAATATTTACTAGGCGTTACTGGGAGTATGGCGATTTTGAACTATACATCAAAGCTAATAACAAATCCTTGAGTTTATTGCAACCAGATTTTTATATTAAACGTAACAATGATACTTATATCTATGTAATTGAAAGTATACAATTAACTACGAGCCAAGAAGATGGTGATTTCTTAACTGTAAAAGGTCGTTCAGTTGAGAGTATGCTCACTAGAAGAATTTTATATAATCATAGAAATGAAAATCTTTCTCAACCATATACCATCGGTGGATTTAATGTTGAATATCCTACGGATACTTGTAAAACTATTGAAGATTGTATTCGTAATGCTATTGAAATGACTATTGCTCCTACAGACTTAAATCAATATGGTGTAAAATGGGCATGGGACGGAAATTTTATCCTTGGAGAACGTCAAGGATTTTCCGAAACTATGCCACAAACTCAAATATTAGGAACGTATCTATATGATTTTATAGTTGAACAGTGTCAAAACTATGGCTATGGCTTTAGAGTGCATTTGAACGATGATAATAAGTTTGAATTTAATCTCTACAAAGGTAAGGACTGTTCTTATAATCAAAAAGAAAACCCTTATATTGTGTTTTCTCATCAATTTGATAATTTATCCAATACAAATTATCTTTTTGATACTACTAACTACAAAAACTATGGATATAGCATCGGTAAAGCAGATATAGAGCAAGAACGCCTTTGGAACGGTAGACCAATTAAAACGACTAGAAATTTAAACAGAGTAAATTGCAGAGAACTTTTTATTGATAGTAGTAGTATATCAAAAGAAGAAAAGGACGTAAATGGAAACAATATTATAATTCCAGATAATAGATATTCTATGTATGTTGGAAATAATGCTTACAATGAACTAGTAAAGTATCCAATTGTAGAAACTCTTGATGGTGACATTGTTTCAAATAATATGAAATACAATCTAGGAGATATAGTTCAAATAGAAAATGAGTATGGAATACAAGCTACTGCTAGAATACTTGAAATTATTGATTGTGAAGATGAAAGTGGATACTCAACAGTTCCAACTTTCAGTACTTGGGAGGTATAATGATGGCTTATAAAAGTGGCTTTTTTAACTCAATGAATGGCGATAGAAAATATAATGCTGAAGATATGTCACATTTTTACGGGCAACTAATCAGTAATGGAGTACTTAGCAAAGCAGAAAGCAGTTTACAAGTATCGGCTGGTACTGGATTAACTGTAACTATATCAAAAGGTTGGGCATGGATTAATACTCATTGGTTCTATAACGATAGTCCAATAACTCTAACGGTATCCACAACCGATACTAACCCCCGAAAGGATAGTGTTATCTTGCGACTTAACAACGAACAACAAGCCGATGGGCGTTCAATTACTCCAATGATTTTAGAGGGTGATAGTTCTAACTATCCTGAACCTACACGAACTGATTTAATCTACGATATCGTACTTGCCCATATAGATGTACCTAATAACGTTACATCTATAAACAATCAATACATAATGGATACTAGAGCAGATACTAATCTATGTGGGTGGGTTACTGGTTTAATAACTCAAGTAGATACCACTACATTATTCAAACAATGGCAATCTGCTTATATGGAATTTTATATTGAATTTACAAGTTGGTTTAATGATTTGACAGAAACTCTTGGTATAGCTACTTTCAATAACAGAATAGAAATAAATGCAATATCCAGTAAAAATCAGATGAATTTTAAACCAAACGTAGCCGACTATGATACATCTGATATCTTAGATGTATATATCAACAATTTTAGACTTACTCCAAATATTGACTATACCTTTAGTGGAAATGGTGCAAATTTGAACATTTCTTTTAAAAATGCTCTTGATAGCGACAATAATATATCTGTAGTAATATTACAATCCAAAAAAGGAGTATCTACATCAAACTTTCAATCTATTGATACTGTTGCTCCTCCTTCAAATGTGAATAGTATAAGTGCAATATTTAGCACTTACGAAAGGATAGATTAATTTATGAATACAATCAAAAGTATAGAAATAACAAGCAATGGAACTCTTACAGATTTTTTTGCTCAACTTAAAGAAAAAATCCTTGCCAATACTAATTTCGAGTTAGTTAGTGAGGATACTGAAAATTTCACATTGCTATTTGATACTAAAATAAGTGACATGAAATTAAAAATCATTGATACATATGTTACTTTAAATCCAGCACAAACTAGTTCATCAATAAAATGTATATTACTCAGCGAAAATTTTGGTGTTACCGAGGCTAAGCAAATACAAACAATGATTAGTTATAGTTCTCAAAGCAATGCGAAAGAAACTGTATTTCCTCGAACTTTGGCTCTTTTAATTTATGAAAATGATAACTTTTCAATGATATCTCTTAGACCATATAACAGCAGTTCGTGGAGTTTTGGATATGATATATGCAGTATTGGAAAGCTAACTACTAAAAAAGTTGATGATGGTTCAACTGTAGAACGTGTTTTCTTTCTAAACAAAGCATATGATGTCAATAAAAACAACTCGGATTTGTACATAGCAAATGCTTTTTATAATATTGCCTCTTCTGGAGTATGTTATGTTAATCAGATGTTGACAACTCAAGCATCTGGTAACTCACTAAGTGGAAAAGTAATGGAATATTGTGAAAATCTATATAATTGTACAAACTTAACCTCTGGATACAAATATAATATCAATGGCAAAACGTTCTTTGCAATAGATTCTAATATTTTGGTTGAGGAGTGATACAAGTATGAAAAACTTCATTTCAAGTATTTTTGATGTATATTCGCTAAGTTGGTCAAGTGTTTGGGCAGTGATTTGTGGTGCGTGTGCTTTTGCTTTTGGAGATTTGAGTGGATTGCTGATAGCATTACTTGTTTTTATGTCAATCGATTTTGCAACTGGATTGATTTCAGCAAGTATAAATCACGAGTTAAAAAGCAAAAAATCATGGGTTGGAATAGCACGAAAAGGTGTTATTTTAATGATTGTTGCAGTTGGAAATATGTTAGATGTGCATATCCTAGGCAACGGTTCTACTGTTAGAACTATGATTATTGGCTTTTATCTTGCAAACGAAGGAATTTCAATTCTTGAAAATGCAGGTAAAATAGGGATTCCGTTGCCAAAAAAATTGAGAAAAATATTGGAAGAATTAAACAAAGATTAGAAAGGATTTGATTTTATGAAACTTAAAGTTATAATTAACAGTAACAGTCATATCATCTATAAGGAGGGCGAAGACTACGATAATTGGGCATATGATGGTAAATCTATCATAATTGAAAAAGAAGGTCGTCTTGTATCAGTTTATAGTGTTGATAATATCATTAGTGCTAGTACGGCTATAGAAGAGTAGAAAGGATTTGATTATTATGACTAATGAGCAAATAAAAGAAATTATAAAAAGTTTTAACTTTGGTATGTCTGCTGAACAAATCGCAGAGGTTGAGGAAGTACCTGTTGAGGAAATAAAGCAAATTCAAGTGGATTATGCTGATGATATCCAAAAACAAATCGCTTGGAATAAACAAAAATATGGAGATGATATGTAATGGCTAACATTTTAACTAAAGGTATAGACGTATCTAAACACAATGGTGTTATAGATTGGTCTAAGGCTAAAAATGATATAAATTTTGCTATTATCCGTGCTGGATATGGTCGCTTGGCATCTCAAAAGGATATAAAGTTTGAAAAGAACTATCAAGGTTGCGTGGATAATAATATCCCAAAAGGTGCTTACTGGTATTCATATGCCACAACCGTAGCCGATATTAAAA